GGGAAGCGGCATAGGTAAGTCGGCTGTCGTTCGTGAGATTGCTCATCACCTCATCCAACAGGGTGAGACGGTTGGCATGATCATGCTCGAAGAGTCGGCTCTTACTACGGCTCACGAGATGATGTCGTTGTTCATGCAGAAGCGACTGAGGCTAGACCCCGATGTCGTCCCACATGAGCAACTACATGAAGCGTTCACAACTACGGTAGGGTCTGGCCGGTTCTACCTTTACGACCATTTCGGCTCGACCGCAGTTGACCATTTGCTTTCCCGCATCCGCCACATGGCAAAGGCGCTGGACTGCAAGTGGATCATGCTCGATCACCTGAGCATCGTCGTGTCCTCGATGGAGGAAGGCGACGAACGCAAGATGATCGACCGTGCAATGACCCTTCTTCGCACGCTCGTGCAGGAAACGGGGATTGGGTTGATCGTTGTGTCCCACCTTCGTCGGCCTGAAGGCAAGGGGCATGAGGAGGGAGCGCACACGTCGCTATCACAGCTCCGTGGTTCGCACTCAATCGCTCAGCTTAGTGACATCGTGATTGGCTTGGAACGCAATCAGCAAGCGGAGGATAACAGCGACGAGACTACCGTTCGCGTTTTGAAGAACCGGTTTAGTGGAGAGACAGGTCCAACCGGATCACTCTTCTACAACAAGCAAACCGGGCGACTGACTGAAGTCCCACCACAACTCACAACGGAGTTTTAGATGTCAGCCGAAGACCTCCTGTTCGACATGTGTGACACCGCGTGCGTGCGGGCGTGGGACGAAGAAGGCTGGGGGCCGTACCACAAGCGGCTCCTGACAATGTGTGTAGCAACTGAAATCAACGGATGGAAAAAGAGAAACGGTATGACTCAGAACGACAAGATTTTGAACCACATCAAGAAGTGCGGCTCTATCTCTCGCCGCGAAGCATTCATCGAGTATTCGATCCAGAGCTTCACGGCTCGGATCACTGAGCTGCGCCAGCTCGGCCACAAGCTTATCAAGGTTATGAAGCGCAACCCGGTCACGGGTCAGGCTTATGCGCGTTATTACCTCAACCGGCAGCTTGCAAATGCCAAGGCCTAAGAAGGAGCGACTCGATTGGGAACCGCAGCAGCAGCAGTCGCCGATCTCGTCGGCATCATCAGCATCATCGTCGTCCTCACTTTCGTGTCACTCTCCAAATGACACGTGTGAGAACTGCGCTTTTGTAGGCAAGCAATGGAATGAATTTCTCCACGTCTGCGGCATCACGTTGCCGCCAATGCTGGAGGTTTCAACTAATCCGAACCGAATGCTCGTAAGAAGTGGGCATCGGTGCGACCTGTTCAAACCGAAATAACCGGAGTTAAACGAATGAGGCTCGTGATCGATCTCGAAGCCAATGGCCTACTGTACGACGCGAGCCGCATTCATTGCCTCGTTACTAAAGATGTAGACACAGGCGAGATCAAACAGTTCAGACCTTCTGAGGTCGAACAAGGTCTTCGCTTTGCGATGCAAGCCGAGTTGCTTGTGGGCCATAACGTGATTGCCTACGACCTCGCACTTGCTTCGCGACTGTATCCTTGGTTTGGCGCTCGCTACAAGGTTACAGACACTCTGGTCCTGTCTCGTTTTATCTGCGCGAACCTTAGTGACCAAGACTTTGCGCGACAGGGGGCCGCAGCAATTGATCCCGCTCTTCGTGGGAGTCATTCGCTGAAGGCGTGGGGCCAGCGTCTCGGATTCGAAAAGGCCGACTATCAAGGAGGCTTTGACGAGTTCAGCGAGGAGATGTTGTCATACAACGTGAGAGACGTGGAGGTCACCGAGAGGCTGTGGCGCTTTTTGCTTAAGCACGAAGCTTACTCTGAAAAGGCTGACCAACTTGAACACGCTGTTCAGTGGATTGCAGCCAAGCAGGAGCAGGCCGGGTTTTCGTTTGACGTAACCGGTGCTGAGAAGCTTACCGGCGAGCTGTCGGCTCGTCGTCACGCGCTTGAGAAGCAGCTACAGGACACGTTCCCCCCGTGGGAAGAAGAGGTCGGTGAGTTTATCCCGAAGGTCAACAACGCGCAGCTTGGTTACGTCAAGGGCGTACCCGTTCTTCGCAAGAAGACCATCGAGTTCAACCCCGGCTCACGTCACCACATTGCAAACAGGCTGAAAGCAATCCACGGCTGGTCACCCTCCGAGTACACCCCGGATGGTTCTGCCAAGGTAGACGAAGCTGTCTTGTCAAAGCTCCCGTACCCGGAAGCTAAGCTTCTGACTGAGTACCTGATGGTTCAGAAGCGGCTTGGGATGTTGAGCGACGGTAACAACGCTTGGCTGAAACTCGTTCGCAATGGAAAAATACATGGCGAAGTTCTGACGAACGGTGCCGTCACCGGCAGGGCGACACACCGAAATCCGAACATCGCGCAAGTGCCAGCAGTGGGAGTCCAGTATGGGAGAGAATGCCGTTCCCTTTTTCGTGCTAGCTCTGACCGTGTTCTTGTTGGCGTTGATGTAAGTGGTCTCGAACTACGTTTACTTGCTCACTTCATGCACACCTACGACAACGGCGCGTATGCAAAAGAGGTAGTGTCAGGTGATGTCCACACGACCAATCAGAAAGCCGCAGGACTTACTTCAAGAGCGCAGGCAAAAACATTTATATACGCTCTCATTTACGGGGCCGGTCCAGCCAAGATCGGCTCAATCATCGGCAAAGGACCGAAAGATGGTGCTCAGCTTCGTTCTAGGTTTCTGGCGCAGACTCCAGCGCTGGGTAAATTGCTCAGCGCTATTGAAGGTGTGTGCGAGCATCGTAACTATCTCAATGGCCTTGATGGTCGCCGCTTGTTTATTCGCAGTAGCCATTCTGCTGCTAATACTCTCATACAGTCGGCAGGCGCTCTCATTTGTAAGCAATGGCTTGTTCAAATTGATCGAATGATCCCACAAGTGGGATGGCAACACAAAGTTCAACAACTAGCTTGGATACACGATGAAGCACAATTCGAATGCGACCCAGATATTGCGGAAGAGTTTGGCAAACGAGCGGTCGCTTGCATTCAGGAAGCAGCAGATGAGTTCAAAATCAAAGTCCCGCTCACAGGCGAGTACAAAGTCGGACGCACTTGGGCCGATACGCATTGAGCTTCTGCTGTGGGTTGATGCTTGCAGCGAGATCGGGTGGGCCGAAGCCGACAACAAGGTAGAGCCGTTCGTTGCCTACACAGTTGGCCGGGTCATCAAAGAAACCCCAAAGTATATCGTGCTGGTCGGCTCTTGGGGTGCGTCCGACACTGACACGAACGAGCGAATGGTTATTCCAAAAGGTTGGATCGTTTCACGCAAAAGGCTAAAGTGATGAAAAAGCTTCTAGTTGACGCTGACATCCTTGTTTACCGAGCGGCAAGCGCCGCCGAACGCACCTTGGAATATGAGCCTGAATGTTTTGTGCTCATGTCATACCAAGGTGACGCGCAGTGTTTGTTCGATGATGAACTTTCCTCGCTGCTAGAAAAGGCTGGTGTACGAGATTTCATCTTGTGCTTCTCCTCCGATGGTAACTTCCGCAAGGACATTTACCCGCAGTACAAGTCACACCGGAAAGGCACTCGGAAGCCGCTGTGCTTCCACTCGTTCAGAGACGCGATCTTTGAAACCCACGCCCACAGCATTTTCACCAAGCCGCGCCTAGAAGCAGACGATTGTATAGGCATTCTTGCCACTCAGTCTCCTGATGAATACATCGTCTGGTCTGACGACAAGGACCTCTGGCAAATCCCCGGTCAACATCTGACCGAAGACGGCATAACTAACGTCACGCCGACGCAAGCCGACTACTCGTTCTACCTTCAGACGCTAACAGGTGACAGCGCTGACGGTTACCCCGGTTGTCCCGGCATTGGACCGAAGAAGGCCGAGACTATCCTGTCGGTTACTCCGCACTGGCCTCGCGTTGTCGAGGCTTACAAAAAGCAAGGCCTGACTGAAGACGACGCCCTCGTGCAGGCGCGTGTCGCCAGAATCCTTCGGGCCGATCAGTGGAACAATCAAACCAGCGAGCCGATTCTATGGAACCCACCTACTATTGCGTGAAGAACCCCGGCCCGTGTGATGGGTCTTGCTCGATCTGTCCAATAAGCGAACCCGAGCATCTCTCGTTTCCTTTCATGGACGACAAGCCTCAGACAAAGGCAGACGACAAAGTACGTCAGCCATCTCACTACGCTAAGTGGCCCATCGAGCCGATCACGTTCGTGATGCGGAACAAGATGGAGTTTTGGCGCGGCAACTTGATTAAGTACGCGGCTCGCGCTGGTCATAAGAAATACGATCACATGTCTGAA